TGTTGAAATGTCCAGATGACCTCTGGGCAGAACGAACCAGCTACCGCGACCAAGATGCCGATGCCCGTGAAGAATCTATCATTGCAGAGCAACGTGAACCCTCAAGTGGACGTTACCTACCGCAAGGTGTAAAGTCCTCCCTTAACAGTAAGTATCGCAAGGAGTATTAACAAATGGCAAACTTAGTAGCCCCTCGTGGCTTTGTCCCATCTCGTATGATAGGTGGCTCAGCTTGGAACGGCGCATTGAACTTGTATGTAGTTCAAGCCTCTGAACCAAACCAAATTAACCCAGGTGATACTGTGAAGTCATCCGCTAATGCTGATGCGAATGGTATCCCAGCTGTGACCAAGATTACTAACGGCACAGATACTGTCCGTGGTGTTGTTGTTGGTGTGCTGGCCGCAAACCCTGGCAGCACTTCATTAGTTGGTACTAACCTGGACTTAACCATCCAGAACATCCCAGCTACCAAGGCTAAGGACTATTACATCCTGGTATGTGATGACCCTAACGTCTTATTTGAATTGCAAGATGACGGTTTGACAGCCCTTACAGCTACTAGCGCGAATAAAAACGCCTCTTACACTGTGACAAACCCAACCTCACCGCAGCAGAACTCTGCTACTGTCTTGAACACAGCTACGGTTGCTACAACAAGCACACTGAGCCTGAAGCTATTTGGTTTGGTGCAGCGTTCTGACAATGCCTTTGGCGTGAACGCGAAGTGGCTGGTTAAGTTCAATCAACACGAACTGATGGGCAATACGGCTGGTATTTAATAACTAAACTCATCGGCATTTTGCTGGTGGGTTTTACCCCAATTTTAAGTTACAAGTACAAGGAGCAATAACATGGCTGGTATTCAAGGCACAAATGCGTATCCCAAGGCACTCTGGGAAGGCGTAAAAATTTGGTGGGAAGAGGCAGCTGCCGCTACACCGCAGTATGCGCCACTGATGTTTAAGAAAGAGTCTTCGACTAAGAACTACGAAGAATATGTACAAAGCGTTGGTTTAGGTCTTGCGATTGTGAAGCCCGAGGGCGCTCCAATTAGTTTCGACGCTGCACAACAAGGCTTCGTAACTCGTGGTACGAACGTAGCGTATGGTCTGGGCATTATCACAACCTACGAAGAGTTGAAGGATAACTTGTACGTCAAGTTGACCAAGAATCGCGTTGAGAAGTTGCGTCGCGCCTTTGGCGAAACCAAGAACATCATCGCTACTAATGTCTTCAACCGTGCCTTCAACAGCAGCTATATCGGTGGTGATGGTGTTAGCTTGTTGAACACAGCTCACCCTAACTTCACTGCTGGTACCTGGCAGAACAAGTTGGCCGTGGATGCTTCGTTCTCACAAGCAGCACTGGAAGACATGTTGATTCTGATGATGCAAGCGAAAAACGACCGTGGTTACATTGAGCCATTGGCTGGTGACAAACTCGTTGTTCATCCGAATAACTACTTCAACGCAGAGCGCGTGTTGAAGACTCCAAAGGCTGTTGGTACTAACAACAATGACATCAACCCTATCAACATGAACGGCTTGTTGACTGGTGGTATTGTTTCCAACCCTTACTTGACTGCAACTGGCCCTTGGTTCATCACTACGAACTGCCAAGATGGTTTAATCTGGCAAGAGCGTGAAGCACTGAACACATGGGAAGATAATGATGCAGATACACGCAACTTCAAGGTTGGTGCTTATGAGCGTTACGCCTTCCTGTGGGCTAACCCACGCGGCTTGTATGGTAGCAACGCTGCGTAAGTAGCTGTATGATTATTAGGGCGGGTTACGTCATTGTAATACGCCCTAATAACTCCATCACCCCTTAAAAGGACTTAAATTATGGCTTCTCTTACTACCCGAATCCCAAACGGCTTGACCAATGCAGCCCCAGGTCAAACAATGGCCGATGCTGGTATGCTAGACCCGACTTGGTACTACGACGACACTGATGACTTCATGTGTTATTCTGCTGGTTTTTACACAGCGTCTGTTGTCGGTACAGGTGCGATTACACAAACAGCTCTTGATGGTGGTGCGATACTTTTATCCACTTCCTCTGGCGCTGCCGATGCCGTGTACGCCCAGCGTGTTGTTGCCTCGCACAAGCTAACTGCAGGTAAAGACACTTTCTTCAAGTTCCGTGGGATTTTATCCGATGCGACTGCTGACGTGTTTTACTGTGGCCTCATTGCTGCTAGTGCAACCCCTTTGTCAGCCACTGACGGTGTGTACTTGTTGAAAGCTACTGGTCAAGCAGCCCTGTCGCTGGTGTCTAAGATTGGTGGCGTGACGACTACTGTCGCACTTCCAGCGTCTAACTTGCTAGTGGCTGGCACTGCCTTTGAACTCGGCATACACGTCAAGGCCAACGGCGACATTTCTGCTTTCTTCAACCCTTCGACTGGTCAAAGCGCCACATCACGTGGGCCAGTAGCTCGGATGATTCAACCTGCCCTCACGCAGGTACTCCTTTCCCCTTCGTTCGGTTTGTTGAACTCTGCAGCAGCTATCAAAACATTGACAGTTGACTACTTTGTTGCAGCTTCCCAGCGTTAAGTAAGGGATAACTGACATGGCTAATGAATTTAACATTCAGGTCATTCAGGATGGCACCAGAAACCTTATAATCAAGGCGACTGGTGTTCTCACTGCATCTGACTTAGCACAGCAAGTACTTATCGACCCAGCGCTAACACAAGGCATTGACAACACAGGCAACCTTAAAGCTAGTTCGTTGTCGATTCAGCGCCTGATTTATGTCGTTGAAGAAGGTCTGGCAGTGAATCTCTGGTGGGATGCCACAACCCCTGTGCGTATTGATGATTTAGTCAAGGCCGGGCATATGGAATACCGCGAGTTTGGTGGGCTGTCTAATAACGCTGGCGTGGGAAAAACGGGTAAAATACTAATTGGAACACAAGGATGGACTGTAGGTACAACTCTATCCTTTTCCGTAGTGATGCACCTGACTAAAAAACAAGGGTAATGTAGGGTAAACTAAAAGGGGAATGGTATGGCGGCAGTTAAAGGAGGCGTGAAAGCGCCAGCAAAAGCGAAAGCGAAGCCACTCCCCCCAACTGGGATGCGTGAGATGGCGAAGCTGATGAATGCAAAGGTCAAGGCTAAATGAGCACTAGCGGGACTTACGGCTTTCAAATGAGCAGGGATGATTTAATCTCTGCTTCTTTACGTCTGTGCGGAGTGTTCGCTTCAGGGGAAACACCCCCAGCAGAAGATATAACTAACTGTGCACAGGCACTTAACATCATCGTGAAATCTATGGTGCTGGCGGGATTGCCTTTGTGGTGTGTGCAGGATATTGCAGTGCCTATGGTAGTGGGGCAAGCACAATACAACCTGAGTACGATTGTAGGTTCACCACTTCCATTGCGAATTCTTGATGGCTACTTAGTGGATGATACGACAGGCAGCAGTGTCACAATTGCTATGACCTCACGGTATGACTGGGATGCTCTGGGTCTTAAAAGTACGCAGGGCATCCCTAACCAAGCCTTTTACGACCCTCAACTCAACGCAGGGGCAATCACAATGTTCCCTGTTCCCATGGATGCTACCCACACCTACCACGTTGTAATACAGCGTCAAATCCAAGACTTCAACCTCAGCACGGATAACCCAGATTTTCCACAAGAAGCATTTCATATGTTGAAGTGGGCACTTGCGGATGAAATTGCACTGGAATACCAAACACCAGTTGCAACCAGACAGGAGATAAGTATGAAAGCTACTAAGTTCAAAGAGGGATTCTTCTCTTCCCCACTGGCACAAGAGCAAGCCTCGGTACAATTTACCCCTTCGGAGCGTTCACGATGATGCACGGTGTAGGGGTGCAGCATTACTTAGAAGGCGGGATGTATGCGAAAGAAGCCTGCATACCAAAAGGGTATGTCTTGGTGCAGCATAAGCATAAATTTGGCCACTTGTCGGTGCTTGCGCAAGGGGAAATCCTACTAGACATTGACGGTGAGCAGGTGAAGCGCACTGCCCCTTGCTGTTTGCATATCGAAGCGGGGAAGCACCATGGGATATTGGCGCTGACTGATGTGGTCTGGTACTGCATACATGCGACAGATGTGGCGGAAGTGCTGGACGTTGATGATACATTGATTGAACTTCACGTTACTGACGAGGCTATGCACGATACACTGGAAAGATTAAAGGCGGCTGCAAATGGATAATATACTTCCCCTGATTCGTGGGCTTGATGTCACTCCTTTGCTGTTGGAACTCAAGAACAATCCACAACTCTGGAACACCAACACCTACCGCACCAGTAACCCCAATAGCCCACATCGGGAAGTTGATGACATCTGGATACGGTACAATCGCATGGAAGTGCTGGAAAATACCCCAGAACTCCTTCACGCGGAGCATGACTCTGTGTGGTATCCAGCGATTGAGCGACTCCCTAGTTTGCGGAAACTTGCACTGGACTTAATGCACCATGTTAAAGGGGAACGGCTCGGCGGCATATTGATTACGCGTATCCCTCCTTGGAAGCAAGTCTACCCACATGATGACCGCGGTTCTTGGCATGCAGCTTATTACGACAAGTACGCGGTGCAACTTGAAAGCGCACCTGGGCAGTCCTTTGAGTTTGAGGAGGGAGGCTTTGCGGCAGCACCTGGGGATGTGTACTGGTTTAATAACCAAGTAAAGCACTGGGTTACTAACAATAGTGACTTTGACCGAATAACCGCGATAATATGTATTCGCACTGATAAAGGAGTAGCATAATGCCTTTCGTAGCTGACATTATCCCTGCAGTTGCCACAGCAGTTGTTGGCAGTGCAGTTAGCAGCATATTTGCCCCAAGCCCTGGCAGCCCCACTGGGGCGCAAGGAGCAGCCGCAGCATCTGACCCTTTTGCTTCCCAGCGTGGGCAGTACCAAACACAACTTAACAACATGATGCAACCTGGCCATGCGATGAATGTACAAGACCCTTCGTATGCTTTCCGTTATGACCAAGGGCTGATTGGGCAGGAACGCGCGCTTGCGGCTGGCGGTATGGCAGGGAGTGGGAATGCAATGGCGGCTGGTGCAATGTATGGTCAAGGCCAGGCATCGAATGAGTATGCGAATCAGTTTTCCCGATTATCACAACTTGCAGGTGCTAACATCGGAAGTCCTGCAGCAGCTGGGCAGATACTTAGTCAAGCTGGGCAGATGCAGCAAGGTGGGGCAACTGCTCTGGGGAATTCCATAGGGTCAGCTGTTGGGAATATGTTCGGGCAAACCTACGGTGGCTATGGCTCAACAGGAACCTTCTTCAACCAAACTGGATTCGACACTGGCGTTGGGGGTTCTGGGTACACAGCAGCAAGCATGGGCGGGGCTGGTTCCGAAGAGGCCCAGATGGTGGCTGCTCAGTGGCCAGGTGCGGGGTTCTAAATCATGGCGATAAGCGGATTCCTCCAAGGCCTTGGCCAGCAAGCTGGCTACATCATAGACTACAAGCAGCAATACGATGCAAAGCAACAACAACTGGAACTAGGGAAACAGCAACTCCAGATGAATGCTTTTAACATGCAACTGCAACAGCAGCAACTTGCAACAAAGGCTGAAATTGGGCAAGACTTATCCGCGCAGTTTAAGGCTGATGCGACTGCTGCAGGTGACTTGGATAAAACAACTGCAATTTATCAGAATGAGTTCGGCAAGCTTATGAGGGAGGGAAAGCTGGAAGATGCTTCACGTATGATGCAAATGGCGAATCAGACTGAAGCGGCCTCACGTCAGAAGAAATCGGATAACATCGAAGCGCAAAAGCAACTGCAGGAAAAGACTGCAACGGCTGCGTTGAACTATGCCGCTAACCATTCCCCAGAAACTGCGGCGGCACTTGAAAAGGCCTACTTGACTGGTGGTGGTGACGCTGCCCTGATTCCAAAGCCAAATACTCCTGGGTACGATGCTTGGGCAACTGGGCAAGTAACTTCCTCAATGACGGCAGCGCAACAGGCAACGTTCGTGCAGAAGGAGGAGGACTTGAAAGCCGCGCGGGATGAGAAAGCTAGAGAGGCTGCTGCCAAACTTGAGGAAAAGAAGTCACAAGATGCGATAACAAACGCCTTTCGTCAAATGGGGGTGCAACTGCGAGTGAGTGAGCTAG